TCAAGCGGGCACGACGATGGTCGCGCCCCGCGAATCGCCCAGCGTGCCCCGCTGGCGCACCGTGACCGCGGCACCCCGCGGCGCCACCGCCCAGGGCTCGTCCCGCACCTCGTTCGACTCGGTGCCGTCGGCGCGGGTCACCGTCACCAGATAACGTTCGAACTCCTCGGCGAGCGCCGCATCCGCACCGTCGCTCCACCGCCAACCCGCGCGGCTGCGCCGGATCCAGCGGACCATCTCGCCGTCCCACCGTAACCGCGCCACGGAGGGCGGCCGCACCGATGCCCCGTCGACGGCCGCGTCCGCCACCGCCGCGGCCTCGTCGCCGACTCCCGACGCCAGCACCCGTGCCGTGCTGCTGCCCGGGGGGACCGCCACGTCGCGCACCGCTCCGGCCTCGATCACCACGAAGCGGTCGTCCGGGCCTTGCGCGCCCATCGCCCATTCGGTGCCGCGCCGTCCGCGGAGCAGCCGCGACACGCGCCAGCGGTTCGCGCCCAGCGGCTCGGCGCGCCCGAACTGGACCAGCTCGTCGCCGGCGATCGCCAGGTTCGCGCCGCGGTCGAGGCTCGCGTCGTCGGCGTCGAGCAACGCCATACCCTCATGCGCCAGCCGCACCACCATCGCATTGCGCATGTCCGCAAGCGTCGCGCTTCCTTGTCCGGCGCAACCTCGATCACCCCCATCACCGCAGGCGCCGCCGTCGACCCGGCCTCGTCCCAGCTCGCTCCCCCGTCGGTGCTCAGCAGCAGGTCCGCGCGCCGCCAGCCCGCCCCCTCGCCCGCCGCCGCGACCAGGAGCACGGGGGCGCCGAGCGCCACATCGCCGAGCGCAGGGGCCTCGAACGCCGCCACCAGCGTCCGTCCCGCGACCGCATCGTCCTGCGCCAGCACCCGCCCGCCGCTCGCCCCCGCGATCTCCGGCGCGCGCACCAGCGGCAACAGCTCCAGGACTACCGCCATGCCCTCCAGCGACGCCTTCGCCACCCGCCACACCCCCGTCTCGCCCGCGATCGCCACGACCGCGCCCGGCGCGATGGCGAGCGCGTCCAGCCCCGCCGTCACCGTCCGCCGCACCCGCTCCGCCTCGCGCCGCAGCAGCACCGCCTCCGCCACCGCCTTGGCGGCGGGCGCATCCAGAACCGCCGCCACCTCCACCCGCTCCTCGCGCACGCCCCCTCCAGGCGCCCGCGCCCGCTGCAGTCCCGCCTGATAGTCGCGCGCCGCGTCATAATGCGCGACCGAGACCGCTCCCGGCACGACGCCCGCTCCCGCGATCGCCCGCGTCGCGCGCCCCCGGTCCGCCACCGTCTGCGCCGCGCCCCCGGTCCGGAACGCCAGTCCCTCGCCCTCTCCCGCGAACCACGCCCCGCTCGCCTCCGCCAGTGTCTCCAGCACCGCGCGCACGCTTCCGCCCGCCGCCGCAAACCCGCCGAGCGCAAGCCCCGCGTCCGCCGCCGCGACCTCACCCGTCAGCGCGCGCACGACCGCGCCGCTCGCCACCGGCCCGTCGTCGGCGACCACCTCGAAGCTCAGCGACGGGATGCGGTTGCCGTATTCCGCCAGTTCCAGCCCCTCGAACACCGCATAGGCCACGCCGCGGTGCGCGGGCGCCATCGCGCCTTCCACCGACGCAAGGAGCGGATCGACGGGCTGGTTCTCGCCGCCCAGGTGCAGCCGGAAGCCGGTCCGCACCTTCCAGTCGCCCGCCGCCCCGCGCAGCAGCTTGCCATCTGCCCAGATCCGCCGGATGCCAAGGACCGGGCGCGCCGACAACGCCACCGCGACGTTCGCCGCATAGGCATAGTTCGTCACCCTGGGCCGCCCCTTGCCGCCGCTGGTGCTCCGCGTCTCGGTGAGGTCGGTCGCCCAGATCACCGTGCCTGCGACCCGCATCGTCCCGAACAGCCTGGGGATCTGCGTCCCGTAGGACGAGGTCTGCACCTTCAGCTCGGTCAGCCGCGGTCCCTGCCTCCGCCCGCCGAGCACCGCCCGGTCGACTCCCCGCCCGAGCAGCGCGCCCACCGCCCCGCCCAGCGGCCCGCCGATCGCGGTCCGCGTCGCATCCCCGGCTGCCGCGACGGCGGAGGTCAGGAAACCCTTCGGCCGGTTCACCCCGGAACCGGAGACGAACGCCGCCCCTTCCGCCTTGGCGAACTCGTTGGCGATCTCCCCCGCCAGCCATTCCTCGACATCGAACGCCGCATCGTCGAGCATCGCCTGGCTCGCCGCCGGATTGGCGTAGAGCTCGCCCATCGGCGGCGCCAGTTCGGTGAACACCGGAGAGGCGGTCTCCGGCCTCGGTCCGGTCTCCACCGCCCAGCCCGACGGCGTGCCGCCCGTCGTGATCAGCTTGCGATACCCCGCGCTGCCCACCGTCACCACGTTGGCGATCGACCGGATCGGCGAGGCGCTCTTCAGCACCGCGTCGATCTCCCGGTCGATCTCGCGCGGCACCGCATAGCCGCCCGCATCCCCGGTCACCCCGGTGAACGCCTTCATCTCGACGGTCGCGCCGGACCGCACGAACGCCCCGAACCTATTGCTGGGGGCCGAAGCCCCCGCCAGCACCGGCCGCATCACCGCCGCCGTATCGATATTCTCCATGCCTTTGCTCCTTGCTCCAAAAGAAATGGTCGTCGACGGGATTAAAGGTGCGCAGGTGCACCACCTCCGCCCATCCTTCCGGCGAGACCCCGCGCACGCTTGCGTCGTCGAGCACGTGCACCATGCCGTCCCCGTCGACCGCCGCCGCCACGATCCCGCAGGCGTCTCCTCCCGAACTCGCCGGGGGATCGACCCCGATCACCAGCCGCTTGCGCTCGAACGCCTTGTCGCACCGGGACGCCTCGATCGTCGCGCGCTTCCACAGCGCGCCCGCCACATCGTCGATCATCTCGCCGTCGAGCTCCTGCCGCCCCAGCCGGGTGCCGCCATACTGGTCCTCCATGTCGGTCACGAAGGTCTCGGGCAGGTGCGGGTTGTCGCGTGTCGCGCCGACGGTCTGATGGACCCCCCTCATCGCCATGACCCGGCGCATCAGCGCGGTGGGCCTCGGCGTCGTCGTCACCACGGCGCGGGGCCGCTCGCCGGCGCGAAGCCCCATCAGCAGATTGTCCCAGGCGGCATCGCCGCCCCGGCTTCCGCCTCGCCATTTCGCCAGCTCGTCGCACCAGGCCGCATGATGCTCGGGTCCGCGCAGTCCCTCCGGCGCCTTGGCCGAGTAGACGAATGCCCTCGCGCCCGACTCGAAGCGAACCTCGCCGCGCATCCGCGACCAGCGTACCTGCTCCCCCACGCGCGCCACCGCGATCAACCCGCTCGCGCCCTCCACCATCACCTTGGCCACGTCCTCCGCGGTGTTGCCGACCAGCGCGATCCGCGCATCCGCGTGATCTCGCGCGAACTGCGACACCCATTCCGCTCCGCCGCGCGTCTTGCCGTATCCGCGCCCCGCGCGGATCAGCCACACCCGCCAGTCGCCCGGGGGCTCCCGTTGCGCCCCGTGCGCCCAGACTCCCCAGCGCTGGTCGAACTCGCGCCGTCTCGCACCATCGAGCGCGCCGAGCACAACCTGCTTCTCCCGGTCGGGCAGCAGCGCGATTCGGCCGAGCAGCGCGTCGTCGTCACCGGCCGCGCCGCTCACGCGCAGTCTCGCGCCGGCACGCCGGTCGCGACATCGATGATCGCGTCCGTTGTGTCGGGCAGCAGGGGGATCGCCGCGGCACGCTCCGCTTCCGAACGCAGCCGCGTCTCGACGATCTTCAGCTTTCTCAGCAGAACCGCATTGGTCTCCTCGCGGGTGGCGGTCCGCGGCTTGGGCCCGCCTCTGGATGGCTTGCCCGCCATCGCCCCGCGGTGCGTGCCGAGCAGCCTCAGCGCCAGATCGACGTCGATCGGACCGGTGTGCTCGACGTCGCCGTTGGTGATCGACCGCGCGCCGCCGCCCGACAGCGCATGCCCGACGAGCTGCGTCTCCAGCATCTCGTACCCGGCCTCCAGCGCCTCGCCCCAGGCGGCGGCGAACGCCTTGTCCCGTCGCCGAAGGACGTAGATCGATCCGGGATCGACACCGATCGCCTCGGCGCTGTCCCGCACGTTGCAGGTGGAGGCCAGGTGATCGAGAAACGCGGCCTTCAGCTTTCTGGACCAGCGCACCCATCGCCGGTCGGTCGTCCGGCCCCATCGCGGCGCCACTCCCGCATCGTGCACCGCACGTGCGTCGTCGTTCGGCTCATCCATTGCCCGGCTCCCCCAGCCCAAACGCGAACGGGTGTGAGGGGACGCAAGAGGCTGGAGTGGCGGGATTTCCCGGTTCGGCCCGCATCGAGGTGGTTCGATCGGCGGATTTCTGCGGGTTTCGGTGGTCGTGGTGGTTGGGCGCCGGTTGCTGGGGTTGTCTAGAGTCAGTGCCCAAATAGACAAGCCTGGGACAGGAGTAATCGGAGTCGGCACCGGTTGGCTAAGCGGCCTCTTAGAGCCCTCTCAGTGGCAGAAAACCGTCAGTCCGGGCGCTTCGAGCGGACCAGCTGGCGCGCGGGTAGGGCCGCGAACGCCTTGATTAAGTGGGCCCCTGAAGGTCCCACTTAACCCACGGGTGAAAAGAAGTGGGTTGTGGTTGAGAATGCTAGCTTTTTCCGGCTCTCGCGAGGCGACGAACGTTTCGCGGGCCCGATCTAAGTGGGACCTATTTTCTTGCGTCAGCAACCCCAATCGAAGCTATCGCCGCCCTCTTCCGACCGGTCCCAGATTACGTCTTCGCGTTCGGGCGGGAGCGTGAGGCTCCCTCCGCCGAAGCGGGCGCGGATGATCGCGGCGGAGCGGCCGGGTTCCTGAAAGACCGCCTGGTACTTCTCGCCCGCGTCGAGCCAGCTGCCGATCAGCCCGCAGCGTTCCGCCCTGAGATAGCCGAGCTGGATGCCACGCGCACTAACGACCGCGACCGCGCGCGGGTCGGCCCGGTTCTTCGGGTCGCGAACCAAGTGGACGGGCTCGCCACGCGTGCAGAGCGCCTGCTCGAAGCGGCGATTGCTCTTGTCGGCGTTCGGGTAATCAAGCCCGACTACGGCGAGGCTCATTTCGCGCGGGGATGAAAGACGCGTTGCGGTCGTCACGTCACCGCTTTCTCTTTGGCTTGTTGCCCAGCAGATCAAAGCCGCAGCGGACTAGCACATCCTCGATTAGAGCTGTCGGATCGGGATAGCTGAACGCCATATCGACCGGATCAAGAGCATAATTAAGGGCCCTTAGATGCACGGAGGTGGTGCCCTTCATTTGCATCATGAAGGCGACGGGACGTGTGCGTTGAGCCTCGGCGCGTACGGTCTGCCCATTTGCATACCAGTAAACTGTCTCAGACGGTCGCTTGTCGAACCTGTATTGCAGCTCCTGGCCGCCAAGAACTAGTCCCGGCGTAGCTTCGCCGATGTATCGCGGGAAGTGGGCGACGACCCGGACCGTAGAGGGATCGCCAACGCTCGCGCAGCCAAGAGCCAGATTAGCAGTTGAGTCGCCGACCACGGCATAGACCGAGCGCTCGTCCGATATGGGATCAACACGTTCCACGATCCGAGCGGCGCTAGGCGCTGCAACGAGAGCCGCAACTGTCATGGTGATCAAGCCGTACATTGGGAAATGGCTCCTATATCCTTCGACCTATGAAGATTACCCTGCCAACGATGTTAACCTCCTCGTGAAAAACGTCGTCGGTTGGTACGCGGTCGTTGTCGGACAGGATAGCGACCCGATCCCCCTTGGTGCGAAGGCGCTTAATCATCGCCATGTCGCCGACCGTCAGCGCCCAAATCGCATCCCACTCGCGCACGGTACGCTGAGATCGGTCGATCAGCACCATGTCGCCATCCTGAATCGTCGGCTGCATGGAGTCGCCACGGCCGCGAGCAAAGGTGAGCTGGGCTGCGGGGGTGCTGGTGAACTGCTCCAGCCAGCGACGCGGAAAGTGGTGGGTGGTGACCTCGACAGGGCCGTCGGAGAAAGTGCCGCCAAGTCCGTAGGCTAGATCGATCTCCTGCACCTCGACGGCGTCGTCGTTCTCCCGACTACGGGCTAGTGACGCTCGGATCTCCGCTGCCAACGGCGAACCTGCCGATCGGCCGGTCAGCATCTCCTCGACCGACCAGTTCAACATGACAGCCAATGGCTCCAGCATCTCCGTCGGCCACGTGCGCTTGCCATGCCAGTAGGTTCCGATCGCCGAAGTTGAAGCGCGCAGACGCTCGGCGATATTGGCCTGCTTGAGCCCGACCTCGGCCGCACGACCACGTACTCGCGCCGCTAATATTTCCGCAAAAGGGGATTGCTCCTCCGCGTTCGTGGAGTTATCCACCATCGTGGAACAACTCGGAAGAGCGCGGCCAATGCAGACGGTAATCCACAGAGAGGACGTGAAAGCTGCGATCCGCATCAAACATGGCTCGCTTGAGTCGTTCGCGGACGCGCACGACCTCACCTCGCAGAGCGTCCGTGACCTGCTGCGGGGCAAATCCAATCGCGCAAAAGCGCACGTCGCCAGCCTCTTGGGGGTTGACCCTGATCAACTTACCATCACCGACCATTCCACCGATGTGGACTCGTCTAGCACCGGGTCGAACGCCTCGCATCGTCTAAATGCGGCGGCTCGCTAGACATGGCGACGGCCTCTCATGAACAGGACGTGCTGCCGGGCGGCTACGTACTCGCCTATCTGCCCGCCATCGGCTCAGTACGGCGTAATCCGTCGTTCTGGAGCGACATTGAGGTGCGCCGCCTGGTCGTGGCGCATCACCGGCAAATGACGGTCGACGAGGCGCGCGACGTCATCCGCGCCGCGGTCGGCGACGAGCGGACGCCGAGCCGCTCTGCACTCGCGCGCGCGTGGAAGCGGCTCGATAAGGCGATCTCGACCTCGCGCGTACGCCTGGCGCGGAGGGCGCAGGCATGACCGGCGAGACGCTGGGCGCAGGGCTGCACCAGGAGACGCTGCCCGATTTCATCCTGATCCGCACGGACGAGGTGGACGAGGGCGAGCGGCTGCGGCCGGTCGATCCGGTCTGGGCGAAAGCGCTGGGGCAGATGATGGCGCGCGACGGGCAGGATACGCCTGTCCAGGTGTGCCGCCTGCCCGGCCGCAATCGGTGGACCTTGGTCGCTGGTGCTCACCGTCTAGCCGGTGCCCGCGAGGTCGGCATCGAACATCTACGCGCCGAGGTTGTCAGCGCCGATCGCGACGCGCGGCGGCTGCGTGAGGTGCGCGAGAACCTGTGGCGGTCGGACCTGATGCCGATCGATCGCGCAGCGTTCATTGCGGAGGCGGTCGCGATCTACAAGCGCCGGGCCGGGATCGATCCGGAACGTGACGGGCGCGTCGCCTCGGTCGCTGCGCGCTGGCAGAAGCAGGTTGCTGACGAGGCGGCTGATACAAACGACACGATGTCGCGTGTATACGGCTGGAGCGACACAGTCGGCGAGCAGATCGGGCTGAACAAGCGCACGATCGAGCGCGACCTGATGCTCTACCGTCGCCTGCCCGCCTCCATCGTGGAGCGGCTGCGCAGTGCTCGGCATCCGGTACTCTCCAACGCAAGCCAGCTTCGTGCGCTTGCCAAGCTGGAGCCGGTCCAGCAGGTCGCGGTCGTCGCGACGCTGTGCGGCAAGCTGGTTAACGGGCGCACGATCACGTCGGTAGCGCAGGCGGTGGCGCAAGGCAGCGACGCCAAAAAACCGCTCAACCTCAAGGATAAGAGGTTCCGCAGCGTCCTCGACGTCCTCAGTCGGATGGACGCGGGGGAGCTCGCGGCCCTTTTCCAGTCACCTCAGTTTCACGACCTAGCCCCCGCCGAAGCGCGCGTCCTGCTTGCCCCGATGCGGCGTGACCCGAACATCAACCAGGAAACGGCGGATGCGGCCGAAACTATGCCGGCGCACGGACATCGCGATGCGGCTGGCGTGGCTCGACATGGTCCGGCGGTTAGAACAAGCGGGCTGGACGCGGTCAGCAGCAGTCGCGATCGTGTCAGGGAAGGCGAAGATCAGCGCCTCGACGCTGCGGCGGTGGCGGGCGGATCGGGAGTATTGGCAGGCGATGCTGCGGCACCGCTAAGCGCTGATCTCGCGGACAACGACCTTCTGCGTTCGGCCACCGGCTTCATCGCCGAGCAGCTCGGCCAGGACGGCGACCCGGACTGGATCATCAACGAGCTGGTCCGCCGACACGGCGGTCAGGCGCGCTTCCAGAACGGCACCTACGAGCTGAAGCTGGGCAAGATCGCGGCGACCTGCACCGCAGGCGGGATCGGGCTGCTTCGCGCCTGGATGACCAAGGCATGGGTGCGGCTCAATGAAGCCAAGGCAGCGGCCGCATGATGCCGCCCGAGAACGACGACACGCTGCTTTGGCTGTGTGGAGTTTCGCTATGACCCCGCGGCAGCTCGAAGTTCTCGACTACGTGCGCGAGGCGATCACCGTCGCGGGCGTGTGCCCGTCGGTCCGTGACGTCGGCAAGCGGTTCGGCATGTCGACGTCGCAGGCCTGGGAGGCGATCGACGCGCTGGTTACGGCCGGAGCGCTGGAGCGCGGGCCGGGGCGAACGCGCAACCTGCTGATCGCGGGGCAGCCCGACGTGCGGACCGCGCCGACCCACGTCATGGTCGCCGAGCTGCGCCGCCGCGGGGTGGAGGTGCTGGAGCGTCGTCAGCTCGCAGTCGGGCGGTTCGCACGAACCTGCGCCGCGGACACGTGCGGCGAGCCGGTCAAGGTCGGTATGCTGATGTGCCGCCGTCACTGGTTCATGCTCTCGGAGTCGCTTCAACAGGGTTTAAAGCGCGCCTCAGCTGCGGGCGAGACAGCGCGGTTCCAGGCGCTGCTCGCCACCGCAAAGGATGTCGCGGACGGACTGACCCCCGAAATGCGGGCGAAGCGGGCATGACCCGCCTCGCCATCAACGATCGCGAGATCATCGCGCTGTGGGACGACGGGCTGTCCGCCGAGGAGATCGCGGCCGCGCTCGCGATCGGCGAGCCGCACGTCGAGGCAGTCGTTGCCGAACTGGGTGAGCCTTTCGACCACGTCCCGTTCTCGCCGTGGATCAGCAGCGAAGACTGGGAGAGTCGCCTGTGAGCCAGCACGGACTCGGCGCGCGCGAGCAGCAGATCATGGATCTGTGCGACGCAGGCCAATCGACGGACGCGATCACCACAGCGCTAGGCCTGGAGCGGGTCTACGTCCGCCAGGTCGTCGGCCGGTACCAATTCGGCAAGCTCGCGCGCGAAATGAGCGCGATCGAGGCGGCCACGCGGCATGCGGACCGGCTGTACCAGCGCGCGCTCGCTGCGTCCGGCGGGAGCTACGCATGATGGCGCGGCAGGAGACCGGAGCGGAGCGGACGCGGCGCTGCCGCAGGCTGTTCGAGCGGGCGCTGATCGTCGGCTGCACGCCGACGGACTTGCTCCGCCGCGATGCCGAGCAGCGCTGGCGGATGTCGGACGCCAAGCTGGCGGCGAAGCGCTTCGCCACAAGCGATCTGGCACCCTCTCAGCCGTGGATGATGCGTGACTGAGCGTCGTCCCTCCGTGCCCGTCGCCAACCTGCGCGATGCGCCCGCGATCGATGCGGACGCGCTCGCCGCGGCGCTGCGCCTGCTTCCGACATCGAAGCGAAAGGCCGACAATGACCGATAGCTATCAGGACCCGGCCGCTCAGCGCGACCTGCTTCTCGCCGCGATCGCCTCGGCCAGCGGAGCGACGACCAATATCGCGGACGCCCTGCAGGACGATCAGGACCTCGCCGACCTCCTGTTCCGCGAGGACGTGGTCACCGATCTCGCGTGCGCCCTCGGGGCGGCGCTGATCCTCGCGGTGCGCGCCGAGGTGGACCTGACCTTTTCCGGCCGCCTGTCCGCGATGCTGAAGCTGCTTGGTCACGTCGATCAGTTCCTGGTTGACGAAGCGTGAGCGACGACGCGGACCTCGCCGCCGAACTGGCGGAGGCGGCGGTCGCTGCGCGGCTGCGCGCGATCGACGCGACGATCCCGGCCGGTGCGCCGGGCGAATGCGATGACTGCGGCGAGCAGATGCCGCGCCTGGTCGATGGACGCTGCGGCTTCTGCCGCGATGGCCGCCGTCCCCCACTCCAGCGCTACGACACGCTGCCCGTCGTCGCGCTTGTTCCCTCGGCAGCGAAGGAGACGGCCATGCCCGCCTTTAAGGACGGCAAGTACATCAGCGTGCCCGCCGATGGCGCGACGCTGAAGGTGATCGAAGCGCGAGCCAAGCGCGAAGACGTGGCGCTCGGGCAAGCCGCACTGGCGATGATCAACGACGCACTGGCCAAACCGCCAGGGCCCGCGGCCGAGCCGACTCCTGCCGCCGAGTGGAACGGCACTCGCAAGGATGCCGTCGTGTTCCTGGAGAACGTGCCCGACGCCTGGCTGATCGAGGAGCTGGTCCGGCGTTACGAGACGACCGTCGGGTCGGACGATCACCAAGCAGTCCTGCAGGAGCGTGACGCCGCAGTTGCGCGGGCCGACGCGGCCGAGGGTCAGCTGGCGACCGTGCGGGCGCAGCTCGGCGGCATCCTCGATCTCGTCGGGGGGGGGGGGGCGTGACGCCGTTCACCACCGCCACGACGCGCGAGGGTGACATCGTGCGCCTGACCGTCATGCTCTCGACCGACGCCGGGCCTTGCCGTGAGTTCCGGCCGTTCCTGGACGTCGAGCTCGACGAGCCGCACGCGATCATGCTGTTCGGCGAGCTCGGCCTCGCGCTCCAGTCGTTCACTGACGAGCGGGCAGGCGCGAACGTTGTGGCGTTTCCGGTATGAGCCGGTCAGTCGACGAGCCGCGGATCACCGGCAACGCGGTCCTGTTGGCGGGCTTCATCGGCGGTCTGCTTATTCGGCCATCTGTCGACAGTCCCTACCGGCCGGTTGAAGTCGACGCCACCGACGCGACCACCTTGCTCGAGCACCGGAACGGCAATCGCTACGCGATCACGGTGCGGCAAATCTCGGGGGTTGAGTGATGGGGTGGCTCCCGCGCATCTCGACCCACAGCTGGATGGCCTGCGACGATGACGGCGAGGTCGAGGGCTATTCGGTTCGACTCCGCTGGCATTCGTGGGAAATCGAGCTCGACTTCGGCCGTCACAATCGGCGTTGCCGGTGATGGTCGTCGACCCGCGCATCCAGCGCATCCTCGACAATCCGCTCACGACGCCGACCAATCTCCGGTTCGCGCCGTTGAAGGGGCACGTCCAGCCACCCGGAACCGGTCCGTACGGTGAGACCTGCCGTTCCTGCCGGCATCGGGCGCCCACCAGCTGCTCGCGCCGTGACTGGTACTGCGATCTCGTTCCGCTCGATCGTGCCGATCGGGGGCATCTGATCTCGATCAACGAGGAAGCATGCGGCCGTTGGGTTCGTTGGGAGCGCCTCCAGGCGTGACCAAGCGGCGCGCCTCGACGGACCAGCTCGGCTTCTCGTTCGAGCCGCGGTCACCCGTGTCGGGCCCGGCCGCGCTGGCCGGGGTCGAGGCGCAGGCGTCGGCGGCGGTTGCAGGCGTGCTGAAGGGCGATCTGCGCACGCGCGAGGAGATCGCGGGGGCGATGTCGGCGGCGCTCGGCGAGGAGGTGTCGCGCTGGATGCTCGACGCCTACGCGAGCCCGGCGCGCGACGCGCACAACATCAGCCTGGGCCGCGCGGTCGCGCTGATGGCGGTGACCGGCGACCGGGGCATGATCGAGTGGGTCGTCGGGCTGCTCGGCGGCACCGTGCTGTGGGGCGAGGAGATCATGGTCGCCCGTCTCGGCCAGCTGGAGGCTCGCAAGCGGCAGATCGAGGGCGAAATCCGCGACATCAAGGGGCGCGCGATTCCGATCAAGCGAGAGGGGCGGCGGTGAAGCGCAACCCCGGTCACCTCCCAGCCGAGGCACAAGGCAAGCGCGTACGCGTGCGCCTCGCCGACGGCAGCCTGGCGGGCGTGGAGCCGGTCAGCACCGTCTCTCCGGCGGGCTGGGCGGCAGACGGGCGCAACGGCTGTCGCTGGTCGCGGACCGGTTCGCCCTTCGACATCGATGCTTACGAGGTGCTGCGTTGAAGCTGGGCGGCGGCAAGGAATGGTTCACCGCGGTCGAGCTTGCGGAGCTCCGGCTCCCCGCGCTGCCGACGACCAAGCGCAAGATCAACGAGCGCGCGGCCGAGGACCGCTGGGCGCTGCGCACCGGCCCGGACGGCGCGCCGCTCGCCCGGCCGCGGCAGGCGCGCGGCGGCGGGCTCGAGTACCACCTCGACGTGCTTCCCGCAGCAACGCGAGCGGCGATCGCGGCCAAGGGTGTCGCGATCGTAGCGGACGTCCACGTGGAGCCGACCACCAGCTCGGCGCAGCTGTGGCGCTGGTTCGATGCGGCGAGCGAGCGGGTGAAGGTCGAGGCACGGCGGCGGCTCGATGCGGTGCAGCTGGTCGACGGCTACGTGCGCGCAGGCCTGACCCGATCGGCCGCGGTTGCGGCAGCCGCGGGGCAGTCGGGTGTGGGCGCGTCGACCGTGTGGAGCTGGCTGGAGCTGATCGACGGCGTCCGCGGTCCGGACCGGCTCGCGCATCTCGCCCCCAAGCGGACAGGCGGCGGCGCGGACGCGGCGATCGACTCGGGCGCGTGGCAGTTCCTGCTGTCCGACTACCTTCGGCTCGAACAGCCGACGTTCACCTCCTGCTACTGGCGGATGGTACGCAAGTACGCCGAGCCGCGCGGGCTCGCGGTGCCGCACGAGAAGACGCTCCGCCGCAAGCTGGAGCGCGAGGTCGACGGTCGGCTGGTGATCGCGCGGCGCGAGGGCGCGGAGGCGCTCAGACGGACCCTACCAGCACAGGAGAGATCGGTGGCAGAGCTTCATGCATTGGAGGCTGTCAACATCGACGGCCACAAGTTCGACGTGTTCGTGCGCTGGCCGGACGGCCGCGTGGGCCGACCGCTGATGGTCGCGGTGCAGGACCTGCACAGCCGCAAGCTCCTCGCGCACCGCATCGACGAGAGTGAGAGCGCCTTGTCGACGCGGCTGGTGTTCGCCGACCTGTTCCGCGACTGGGGCATCCCGGGGGCGTGCCTGCTCGACAACGGCCGGGCGTTCGCGTCCAAGATGATCACAGGCGGCGCGAAGTCGCGGTTCCGGTTCAAGATCAAGGACGAGGAGCCCACGGGCGTTCTCACCGCGCTCGGCGTTCAGATACACTGGGCGACGCCGTATCGGGGCCAGTCCAAGCCGATCGAGCGGGCGTTCCGCGACCTGTGCGACACGATCGCCAAGCACCCGTCGCTCGCCGGTGCGTACACGGGCAACAAGCCGGACGCGAAGCCGGAGAATTATGGCAGCCGGGCGGTGCCGATCGATGTGTTCCGCGCCGTCGTCGCAGCAGGAATCGCGGCGCACAACGCCAAGCCGAACCGGCGCACCGAGACCGCGCAGGGCAAGCTCTCGTTCGACCAGGTGTTTGCGGCGAGCTACGCCGTCGCGCCGATCGGCCGGGCCACGCCCGAGCAGCTGCGAATCGCGCTGCTCACCGCCGAGGAGCGGACGTGTGACCGCGAGACCGCGGTCGTGACGCTGGAGGGCAACCGCTACTACGCGCCCGAACTGGCGAGCCACGCGGGCACCAAGGTGACCCTGCGGTTCGACCCGGACAATCTCCACGGCGAGGTCCACGTCTACGACCGGGCGGGCGGGTTCATCTGCACCGCGCCTGCGATCGCAGCCGTCGGCTTCTTCGACAAGGCGTCTGCGGGCAAGCGGCGGGCGCAGGAGGCCGAGCAGCGCCGCCTGGTCCGCCAGCTCGCCGAGACGCACGAGCTGCTCGACGCCGCCGCAATCGCCGCGATGATCCCGGACCACGAGGACGAGGCGGTGATCCCGCCACCTGCGGTGATCCGCCCGGTTCGCCACCGTCACACCGCCGCCGCGCTGAAGGTCACGCCGGTCGCCACCCATGATCCCGCGCAGCGCTCCGTGATCGACCGCTTCGCGGCGGCGACCGCCCGATTGCGCGTCGTCGACTGATCCGCGCCCGGCGGGTCCCGGGCACAAGGAGGAGAACCAGCATGATCCGACTGTTCGACTGGCGGGCCCAACGCTCGGGCGCGCACATCACGATCGAGGGAAAGAATGCGCACGGCGCGCCGGTGCGGGTGTCGGGCGTGTCGGTCATCGAGGGCAGTCAGCCCTACCCGCGCGCGGCCGACAAGAACGGCGTGGCGTACGAGCTGATCACGGGAGGCCGGGCGTGACCGTCTCCCGGTGGCTGGCGATCTACGTCGACCGGCACGGCAACTCGCGCGCCGCGATTATCCGGCCGAAGGCCGACGGCGACTTGCCGTTCGGCGCCGACGAGTTCGCGCTCGGCCTGGCCGATTACGACGGCGAGCCCGCGACGCTGGTCCAGCTGCCCGGCGACCCGGAGTTCCGGCCGCTGGTCGTGGACGTCAACGATGACGCCGAGCTGCCCGTCCAATTCATCGACCTTTGATCACCCCGTCGCGCGCGGCCGGGCGCCGCGCGCGACCTGCTCTCAACGAGCGAGGACACCCATGAACAACGCAGAGAACTTCCCCGTCGACGCCGAGGAGCAGCGGGATTGGCTGCTCGCCCATAAGTCCGCCAAAGGGCTGAGCTGGTCGCGGCTTGCAGATATCACCGGCATCGCCGCCGGCACGCTCTCCGGGTTCGCCGGTGAGCACTACCAGGGCAATCGCGACAACATCGCCCGCCTGATCTTCAAGTTCCGGCAGACGCTCGACAGCCAGGCCGCGGTCGGGCTCGGGATCCCCGACGCGCCCGGCTATTTCGAGACGCCGACCTCGCGGCGCCTGATGTCGCTGCTGGTGTGGGCGCACCGCGGCCGCATGACGCTCGCCGCTACCGGGCCCGGCACCGGCAAGACGATGACGATCGCCGAGTACCAGGCGTCGGCGTCCAACGTCTGGGTCGTCACGATGGAGCAGGCGAGCGGCGGGCTCAACAGCATGATCATGGCGGTGCTGCGCTCGCTAGGCGTCACCGCCAAGGGCGGCTGGGGGGCGCAGCTCTCGCAACTGGTGAAGGACAGCGTCGTCGGCCGCCGCGGGTTGCTGGTGATCGACGAGGCCAATCACCTCGACCTGAAGGCGCTGGAGCAGATACGCGCATGGCACGACATGCCGGGCGGCCCAGGCGTGTGCCTGCTCGGCAACGAGGAGCTGCTGATGCGGATCGAGGGCGGTTCGCGCCGCGACGCCTTCGGCCGCCTCAACAGCCGGATCGCGCAGCGCCACCTCCAGCATTCGCCGGTCGAGGGTGACGTGGAGGCGTTCTGCGATGCCTGGAACGTCCGCGACGACGGCATGCGTGCGATGCTCAAGCGGATCGCGCTGACCCCGGCGTCGGGCGGACTGCGCGAGTGCCAGCAGCTGATCGAGCAGGCCTCGATGCTCGCGATGGAGGACGATCAGCCGCTCAGCCTCGCCGCACTGCGCGATGCGCAGAGCACCCGCGCCACCCGATACATCCGCACCTGAGAGGCATCTGATGTCCGCCTTGATCACCTCTTACCGCTACGTCCGGCGCTTCCACCCGTGGGTGGTTCCCGGCGTGCTGCTGTCCGGCTCGGCCGCGCTCGGCACCGCGCTGCCCGAGCTGCTCACGCTCGCTCACCGGGTGCTGTCGTGAGGTCGCATTACGCCCAACGGCGCGGCGCCGAGTGGACGTTGGCCGAGCTCGTCGTCGTCGCGCTCGCGTACCTCGACGGCGACGCGGTTTCGAGCATCGCCTCCCGGCTGCGGCGGACCGTCACCGAAGTCCGCGTGGTACTGAGCGGAGCCGTCGCGTGACCGCTCAGCGTGCCGCGCCCGCCCGCTTCGACGCGTCGCAGCAGCACCGGCGCTCGATGCTCGCCAAGGTCCACATTGCCAAGGCGCAACTGCGGCTGTGCGACGACGATTACGTTGCGGTGCTGATCAGAGAGACCGGGCGCACCAGCGCGGCCGACTGCACTCAGTCCGAGCTGGAGAAGGTGATCCGCGCCTTCGAGGCACGCGGCTTCTCGGCGAAAGCGCGGTCGCCCGCGAAGGGCGCAGCGACCCGGCCCGCCGACCACCCCGCCGCGCGCAAGGCGCGGGCGATGTGGATCTCGCTTGGGCTGCTCGGCGCCATTGATGACCCGTCCGAGCGTGCGCTGGAGGCGTTCGCCCGACGCCAGCTCAGCTGCGACAAGCTCCAGTGGGCGAACCAGTCGATGGTCTACCGCCTGATCGAAGCACTGAAGGCGATCGCCGAGCGTCACGGCTGGGACCAGTCGATCGCGGGGCTGCGGCCGGTCGCCGTCGCGAACGTGCTCAAGCGGCGGCTGTGCGGCGCGTTGCTCGTCAAGCTCCAGGACGCTGGGCTCGCGCCTGCCGACTGGACGGTCGCCCGGGCCGCATTCGAGTTCGCAGGTGTCGATGTCGACCTGCTGTTCGCGGGCGCGGAGACGCTCGACTTGGTTGCGCGCTCACTGGGCGCGGTGCTGGCGGGCAAGCGGCCGTGAGCGCAAAGGTCCACCCCCGCACCGCACCCGGCCTCCCAGCCGACTGGGACGAGCGCGCGATCGTCGGCGGCCAGCGGCGTCGTCGGATAGGCCGCTGCACCTGGTTCCTGCTCGGCCTGCTCCTCGGCCTCCTGCTCGCGACGCTGACGCGGTGACGAGCCGTCCGGGTCCCGAGCTGGAGGCGCTGATCGGAGAGGACGCGCTGATCCGCCTCGCCGAGGCGTTCGGCGGGACCCGGCTGTACGTGCCGGTGACGATCTCGGCCGCGCACGATATCGCGAGAGCAATCGGGGTCGAGGCGGCGCGGCGGCTGTCCGAGCGGCTGGCGCCCGACGTCGTTCGAGTGCCGCTTGCGCGCGAGCAGCGGGCGCGACACTATCGCGCGGCCGGCAAGAGCAACGCGCAGATCGCCCGGGCGCTGGGGATCACCGAGTCGGGCGTCGACAAGCTGTTCGCCCGCCGCCGAGCCCGCGGCGACGACCGCCAGCCTTCATTATTCGGCGACTAATCGTTCCTTGCCCGCCAAGGCGGGCATGCTTCCGGGATCGCGCCCACGGCAAGGTCGTCAAATCATGGCGACTCCCACCATCATCGACGGGCTGATCGATGCCGTCATAGGCCGCGAGGGCGGCTATTCGAACCACCCCGCAGACAAAGGCGGGCCGACCCGCTGGGGCGTGACGGAGCAGGTCGCGCGCGCCAACGGCTACCGTGGCGACATGCGCGACTTGCCGCGCAGCGCCGCCGGGGCGATCTACCGGGTGATCTACTGGGAGCGTCCGGGCTTCTTCCTGGTCGCGCAGCACTATCCGGACGTCGCGGCTGAGCTGTTCGACATCGGCGTCAACATGGGCGTGGGCGTCGCTGCAACCTTTCTCCAGCGCTCGCTGAACGCGCTGAATTCGGGTGGTGCACACTACCCGGACGTCCCCGTTGACGGTGCGATCGGCGCGGCGACGATGCGCGCCCTTGCGCTCTTTCAGGGCCGGCGGGGCGCTGAAGGCGCGGACCGGCTGCTGGAGGCGATCCGCTCGCTTCGCGGTGCCCGCTATATCGAAATCTGCGAGGCGCGGCCCGCCAACGAGGCGTTCACCTACGGCTGGTTCGGCCGGATGACCGAGATGCTGAAGGCGCGCTTCGGGCGGCGTGCATGAACCGGACAATCGTCATCCCTGGACCTGAGACCGTGATCTGGTGGGGCGTTCAAGTGCCCGTGCTCGCCGCGCTCTTCGGGGTCGCGGGCGTGGCGCTTGGCCATATGATGGCGCCGATCTCGTCCCCGCCGCTGCCGCTCCAGCGTCAGGCGAGCGTAATCGCGGCGGGTGTGCTGCTTTCGGTCGGGATCACGATTGCTACGGGCCAGCGGCCCCTGGTCGTGCTCGGCTGGTCGATCGGCATCGGCTTTTCAGGGATCACGATCTTTCAGACGATCGCGGCGCAGACCCGCGGCGCCATGCGCACGTTGGGCGAGCGCGTTGCCGAGCGGCTGACCGCCAAGCGCGTGGACCCCGTCTTCGACGATCCCGCCCCCGGCCCCGCCGTATCCGACCCCACTGACGAAGGGCCCCGCGCGTGAGTTCGCTGACTGCAACAGACTGGTTCATCACCGTCGCGATCGTCGCGCTGGTGCTCTGGGCGGCACACCGCGCGGGGCAGGCCAATCCGGTCGGCACCGGCAAACTGGCAAGGCGGATGGACATGCTTGAGCTCAAGGTGGCCGAGCAAGGTCAGAAGCTGGACGCCCAAGGCGTGCAGATCGCCGCGGTCGAGCGCGCAGTGGTCGCGGTCGCGGACGCCGCGGGCGAGACCAACAAGAGCATCGCCGCGATCCGGCTGGAGCTGGCGGGAGACCGCGGGCTGACCGAGCGGACCTGGGGCGCGGTCGACCGGCTCCAGCACTTCTTCATCGCAGACGCCTTTGCGGCGCGAAAGGACCGGGGATGAGCGGCGCCAAGCCCGATTTCTACGACTTCACGATGGGTCACGTGCGCCTGACGGGGCTGCGCGCGCTGGTCGAGTCGCCGAACTATTCGGCGAACGACAGCGTGCTCGCGCAGACGATCGAGTCAGTCGGCCTGCCCGTAACCCGCGACCAGCTGCGCACTCAGCTCGGCTGGCTGGATGAGCAGGGACTGATCCAGATTCGGCGTGCCAGCGACACGCTGATGGTCGCAGTGGCGCGCGAACGCGGCGTCGACGTCGCGCTCGGCCGGGCGGCGGTCGATGGTGTGCAGCGTCCGGGGCCCGGCCGGTGAGCGCGCCGGACGCGATCGCGGGGTTCGCGCGCCTGATGATCCTGCGCGAGCTCGCGGATCAGCTGGACGGCCGGTCCAACGACCTAGTGCTCACCCGCGTGCTCGACGCGCAGGGCGTGCGGAGGTCGCGTGACTGGGTGCGCACTCAGCTGCGCCGCCTCGCCGAGCTCGACGCGGTCAAGGTCGAGGAGATCGGCACGGTGTTCGTCGCCACGCTGCGGCAAGCCGGGCGAGACCACGTCGACCGGCGCGGGATGATCGAGGGCGTTGCTCGCCCGGCAGACGAGGCTTGAGAAGGAGCGGATGATGAAGCGTTTGATGATGATCTACGGCGCGCTGGCGATGGCCGCGTGTGCGCCACAGGCTGCGACCACCGCGCCCGTGACGGCTTCGACGCCGCAAGCACCGGTCGAGGGGGTGATCGCCAAGGCGGACACCGTCATCCTGACGGGCGAACGGGCGTTCGCGGTGGCCGAGCTGACCTACACGACGGCCGCGAACGGGGTGGCGAGGCTGGTCGATGCCGGGCTGATCCGCGGCGCCGCCGCAACGCGGGTGCGCGGCTGGAACAGCCAGGCGCGCGATCTGCTCGTCCGCGGCAAGGCGGTAGCGGACACCGCCGAGCGTGCGCGGATCGCGACCCGGCTGTTCGGGATCTCCGACAGCCTCAACAGCCTGTTGGGAGGGCGCTGAGATGGACTTTACTAAGCTCTTCGACTTCGCCTCGCGGCTCGACGCGCCGGGTCTGATCGCGTCGGGTCTCGCCTTTGCCGCTGAGGTCAAGGCGGCGGCTGCGCGCACGCCGGGCATCCTGAGCAGCGCCGATCGCGCCGAGCGCGACGCGATCCACGCGGACGCTCTCGCCGCGGCGGACCGGCTGGACGCGACGCTCGCCGCAGCCGAGAAGCGATAGCCCGTGACCGATGCGCAGCGGCAGGGACGCGCGATCGAACAGGAGCGTAATCGCCAGTTCGCCCGAATCGCCGACGCGTTGGATCGCTCAACTGCGCCGAAGCCGAAGACCAGGTGGGACCACTTCAAGGATCGGCTGTGATGACCGATGATCGCCGCGAAGGTCGCGGGCGGCTGTCGTCGATCGACCTGCTGCCCGACGACGCCGAACCCGACATCATCTGGGCGCTGGAGCAGCTGCGCGAGCGCGCGATGCCGCAGAAGGCGATCGTCGACGCGTTCAACGCGCGGCTCGCCGATCGCGGCATCGCCGCGGTCAGCAAGTCGGCCTTCAGCCGCTGGTCGGTGCGCAAGGCCATCCAGTTCCGCCGCCTGGACGAAGTCCGGGCGATTACCAGCGACGTCGTCGCAGGACTCGGCACAGACGGCGCCGACCAGGTGACGGTGGCGGTGGCCGAGATGCTGAAGGTCGCGATCTACGAGTCGCTCGAAGGCGATCTCGGCCCCAAGGAAATCATGGAGCTGTCGCGTGCGCTCGGCTCGGCTGTCGCTGCGCAGAAGACGTCCGCCGACCACCGGCGCAAGCTGGAGGAGCAGGTGAAGGCGACCGTCGAGAAGGCTGCGGACACAGCGACCGAGTCGGCGCGCGAGGCGGGGCTCAGCGCCGATCGCGTCGCGCAGATCCGGCGCGACGTGTTGGGGGTGCGGCAGTGACGCAGTCCCGGCGTCCTGCGCCCAAGGTACGACGTGAGACGGTCGAGCTCGCGCGGTCGCGCGCGCGCGCGGCCGCGTCGCTTACGACCGTGTCTGACATGCCGCCCGAGCAGCAGGTGTGGTTGCTCAAGCGGGTTTGCCGACACCTGTGGAGCCTGCTGGATCGTCGCCACGGGGACGGGCTGTCGACCTGCGAGGATGTGCTGGAGCTATTCTCGGTCGATGCGCGGGCCGCGGTGGACCGGACCTTCGAGGCAACTTTAGTGCTCTGGGGGCGTGACGGCGTCCTCGTCGAGCCTTGCCGCCGTATCCTCACCTACCTCCTCGTCCTGCCGGACGGGCAGAAGCGGGTGGTCGGGGAAGACGAGCTGCTGATGATGGCTGGATTGCAGCAGTGAGTTCGCCGTTCTCTGTCGACGAACTGCGGGTGCTTGCCGGGTTGGAGCCGGTGAGCCGCGATCCCATGCCTCACCAGGTGAAAGCCTTCACGAGATCGCTTCTTGGGTTCTCGGAGGCAATCTCCCAGCACGGAGTGCCCTCCCCGCAAGCCGACGACGCCCAAGACTCCTACCGCCTAGCCGCTGAACTCTATGCGCCGTCGCTTATCGCCGCCTTGGCCCGGGATCTGCTCGCGGGGAAAGCGGCATGAGCGAGGTCGCGATGGCACCCGTGCTGTCGCGCGAGCCCGGGCAGCTGCCCGCGGACTTGCCGCGCGGTGGCGATCTGCCTGCCGACCACGATCCGCTCGCCGCCGGCATCCTGATGCAGCATCAGCTGGAATGGCTGGAGGACAAGGCGGACCTGAAGCTCGGCGAGAAGGGGCGGCGGTGCGGGATCACCTACGCCGAGGCGCTCGACGACACGCTGATTGCCGCCTCCGCGCGCTCGGCAGGCGGCGACAACGTGTTCTACATCGGCGACACCAAGGACAAGGGCCGCGAGTTCATCGGCTACGTCGCGCACTTCGCCAGGATCGTCGCGAAGGAACTGACCGACTTCGAAGAGTTCCTGTTCGAGGATCAGCTTCCCGACGGCACCTCGCGGATGATCTCGGGCTACCGCGTGCGCTTCGCCAGCGGCTTCCGCGTCGAGGCACTATCGTCCCGGCCGGAGAACATCCGCGGGCTCCAGGGCGTCGTCGTGATCGACGAGGCCGCGTTCCACACCGACGTGCGTGCGGTGCTCGACGCGGTCAACGCGCTGTTGATCTGGGGCGGCCGCATCCGCGTGATCTCGACCCACAACGGCGTGCTCAACCCGTTCAACGAGCTGATCCGCGAGGCGAAGGCCGGCAAGGTCCCCTTCTCGCTCCACTTCATTCCGTTCGCGAAGTCCGTCGCTAACGGCCTTTTCAAGCGGGTCTGCCTGCTCCGCGGCAAAGCCTGGTCACCTGAGGCCGAGGCGGAGTGGGAAGCGAAGATCCGCGGCGCATACGGCGCGCGCACCGCGCAGATGCACCAGGAGCTCGATGCGATCCCGGCCGACGCGGAAGGCGCGGCGCTGACGCGGGTGGCAATCGAGGCCGTGGCCGACCGGACGGTGCCCGTCGTCCGCTGGCTGCTGCCCGACAGCGTCAAGTCGGCCGAGCCTGCGGTCCGCGACGCGGTCGTCCGCGACTTCTGCCGCGAAAAGCTCCTGCCCCTGCTCGCCGGGCTCGATGGCGATCGGCGCCACGACCTCGGCTCCGACTTCGCGCGCACCGGCGACGCCGCGGGCACGATCGTCACCGAGCTCGGCCGCGACCTGGTGCGGCGCGCCCGGCTGGTGCTGGAGATGCGCAACGTCCCGTTCGAGATGCAGCGGGACGTGCTGTTCTTCGTCCAGGACCGCTTGCCGCGCTACGGCCACGGCGCGTTCGACGCGACCGGCAACGGCGCGTACATCGCCGAGGTGAGCCGCCAGCGCTACGGCGAGCGGGTCAGCGAAATCAAGCTGTCGGTCGAATGGTACCGGGCGAACGGCGCCGCCTACGTGGAGGCGTTCGGCGACCGCACGCTGACCGTCGCGGCCGACGAGGACGTGATCCGCGATCACCAGGCGCTCCAGTACGTCGGCGGCGTGGTGAAGGTCCCCGACGACATGCGCTACAAGGGCGAGGACGGGCTGACCCGGCACGGCGACACCGCGATCGCGGGGATGCTCGCCTGGTTCGCGTCGCGCCAGGGCGCGGCCGAATACGGCTACGAGGCGGTGACGCCCGCGGGCGGGAGCCCGTTCGCGGACGGCTCGGGATCGAGCCCGTTCTCGGACGCCGGCGGCGACCTGCGCAGCTGGTGGACCCCGCCGCTCGGGGCGGTCGTGCGATGACCTCGATTTTCGCGTCAGGAGGCGCTCGGATCACCGCCGGGGCCCAGGGGACCCGAAATCGCCGCGGCAGGCTTCTTTGGGCCTTCTTTGCCTTCTTAATCGGCTATTTGAACGGACGGGGACGGGTGCGATGACGGGGCTGGTGGATCAGCACGGCCGACCGATCCGGCGCGAGGTGCTGACGCAGGAGGTCGCGGGTCCCACCGTGTTCGGCCTGCGCAGCCCGATCGCGGGCTACCCGGCCGACGGGTTGAACCCGCTCCGCCTCGCGCAGATCCTTCGCGCGGCGGACGCGGGCGACCCGTTGCGCTATTTCGAGCTCGCCGAACTGATCGAGGAGCGCGACCCGCATTACGTCGGCGTGCTCGGCACCCGCAAGCGCTCGGTGGCGCAGATCGACGTCAGCGTGATCGCGGCGAGCGAGGACGCGCACGACGTCATGCTCGCGGACATGGTGCGCGAGTGGCTCGACCGCGACGAGCTCGCCGACGAGACGTTCGACGTCCTGGACGCGGTCGGCAAGGGCGTCAGCTACACCGAGATCATCTGGGACACGTCGGAGGGGCAGTGGCGCCCCGCCCGGCTGGAGTGGCGGGATCCGCGCTGGTTCGAGTTCAACCGGGCGGACGGTCGCACCCCGCTGCTCCGCGGCGGCGAGAGCGGGGCCGGGCAGTCGATCGCGCTGGAGCCGTTCAAGTTCATCAGCCACACGGTGAAGGCCAAGTCGGGGCTGCCCGTGCGGTCGGGCCTAGCGCGGATCGCCGCCTGGGGCTGGATGTTCAAGGCGTTCACGCAGCGCGACTGGGCGATCTTCGCGCAGACCTACGGCCAGCCGGTCCGCATCGGCAAGTTCGACAGCAACGCCTCGGCCGAGGATCGGCGCACGCTGTTCCGCGCCGTCGCCAACATCGCGGGCGACATGGCCGCGATCGTGCCGAAGGGGATGGACATCGAGTTCATCGAGTCGGCCAACGTTGGCGCGGGCTCCGACCTGTACGAACGCCGCGCCGACTGGCTTGACCGCCAGATCTCGAAGGCGGTGCTGGGTCAGACCGGCACCACCGACAGCAAATCGGGCGGCCTGGGCGACGGCGGCAACAAGGTCCACAACGACGTCCGGGAGGACATCGAGACCGCCGACTGCAAGGCGCTGGCGGCGACGCTCAACCGCGATCTGGTGCGGCCGTGGATCCAGCTCGAACACGGCCCGCAGCCGCGCTACCCCCGTATCAAGATCGAGCGGCCGAAGCCGGAGGATCTGATCCAGCTCGCAGAGGCGCTCGACAAGCTTGTGCCGCTGGGCCTTCGGGTCAAGGCCGCCGAGGTGCGCGACAAGTTCGCGCTTTCCGAGCCGGGCGACGGCGACGAGCTGCTCCAGGCGCGGGCTCCGGCCGCACCGTCGTCGGCGATCGTCACGACGCCGCCGCTACCCGGTGCTCCGTCATCGCCGGAGCGGACCGCGCTCCAGGCGGCCGAGCCCGTCGCCCCTTCGCCGGCGGAGCAGATCGCTGACCGGCTCGCGGGCGAAACCGAACCGGAGATGCGCGCCTGGCTCGGCGAGCTCGCGCTGATGATGCAGGCGGCGGGGTCGCTAGGTGAGCTGCGCGAGATGGTCGTGTCGGCCTACCCTCGCCTGGACGCCACGCGCCTGGTCGACAAGCTCGCGGCGGGCTTCACCGCGGCGCACGCGGCCGGGATCAGCGACGTCGAGGACGACGGTGCCTGAGAGCGCCGTCTCGGGCGTTCTGCGTCGGCCGTTCCGCGAGCAGGTCGCGTTCTTTCGAGGCAAGCTCGCGCACCGGGTGCCGACGCAGCGCTGGGATGACCTCACGCGCGAGCAGCACGACACGGCCTTCATGGTCGCGGGCGCACAGAAGGCGGACTTGCTCGCCGACCTCGCGGCGGCGGTCGACCGAGCCATCGTCGAGGGCAAGAGTCTGGAC